GTCGTATACTTGTCATAGCAGATCATCTTCGGCCGATACTGATCAGCCCATCCTTTAATGCCATGGCAGAAGTGGGTCCTCGATGACATGATGAGAATTGACGCTAAAGGCAACTACATTCGTAAGACATCCCTGCTATTAGTAGCACGTCAGAACGGTAAGAGCCATCTAGGGCGCATGCGCGTCATCTGGGGCCTCTTTTATGGAGGCGAGATGAAGCACTTGATCATGTCTTCCAACCGAGCGACAGCCCTGATGACCTTTCGAGAGATCGCATGGATCATTGAGAATGCGCCTCACCTTAAGGCAGGCACTAAGGCAATTCGCTACGCTAATGGCGGCGAGAGAATAGAGCTCTTAAACGGGGCAACGCTTGACCTCGTATCTGATACGCGTGATTCATCGCGTGGACGCACAGCAGACTTTCTCTGGATCGACGAGGTTCGAGAGATCAGTAAAGACGGGTACACCGCGGCAATTCCAACCACTCGCGCCCGTCCTAACAGTCAGACCTTTCTCAGCTCGAATGCCGGGGACGCCTTCTCAGAAACTCTCAATAACCTACGCGAACGCGCCTTGTCTGCACCGCCTAAGTCTTTCGGGTTCTATGAATACTCAGCACCGCAGTATTGCAAGATCACAGACCGCAATGGATGGGCGTTCGCCAATCCTGCACTCGGCTATACGATTACAGAGGAGTCACTTGAAGAAGCTGTTGCAACTAATAAAATTGAAGACACTAGAACAGAGCTTCTATGTCAATGGATTGACTCTCTACAAAGTCCATGGCCTCATGGCGTACTTGAGGCGACCTCCGATGCCTCGCTCCAGATTCCGATCGGTGGCTATACGGTTTTCGGTTTCGATGTATCTCCATCTCGCCGCAATGCGAGCCTCGTTGCTGGTCAGATTATGGGTGACGGAAGAATCGGTGTCGGGATTCTCCAGACGTGGGAAAGTCAAGTCTCGGTAGATGATCTTAAAATAGCGGCAGACATTAAAGGATGGGCTGATCAGTATCGGCCGAAGATGATCTGCTATGACAAGTATACGACGCAATCCATCGCTGAAAGATTGGCCAATGCTGGTCAGATAGTGCAGGATGTATCAGGACAGCAGTTCTATCAGGCTTGCTCGGACCTCCTCGATGGTCTGGTCAATAGTCGAGTAGTCCATAACGGGCAAGAAGAGTTAATTAAACAGATGAATAATTGCGCGGCTAAGACTAATGACTCAAGCTGGCGCATCGTAAAGCGTAAGAGTGCAGGCGATGTATCTGCGCCGATCTCACTCGCCATGGTAGTTTCAATGCTGATGAAACCTCAACAAATAGCCGCTATTTACACCGAGTAGTGTATAATTGCCCTCTATGGGTATCTTCGATCGCAAGTCTAAGAAGTTAGAAGCTCAATACGCTCCGCAGGTCATGGGAGAAAGTATCTTCTCTCTTAACTCTGCGATCATGCCGCGAATCTCGCGTAAAGAAGCGATGTCAGTCCCATCTGTTGCTCGCGCCCGTAACCTTATCTGTGGCACAGTAGCCAGCATCCCTTTAGAGTATTACAATAAGCGCACAGGCGAAGTAATTGCTCCTCCTCGATGGATCAACCAACTATCAAAGTCACAGCCATCTTTCGTGACTCTGACATGGATGATTGACTCGCTCATGATGTATGGCGTCTGTTATCTTTTAGTCGAAGAGCGATATTCCGAGGATGGACGCCCTGCATCTTTCGAGTGGATTGCTAATAACCGAGTAACTTTCACAACCGACGTTCTCGGAATTATGATCGAACAGTATTACGTTGATGCAACTCCAATCAACATGAATGACATCGTTACTATTCAAGGATTCGATGAAGGCATTCTAGAGCGCGGATCTCGTACGATTCAAGCCGCACTAGATGTCGAAAAAGCAGCCGCGGTCAATTCTGCACAGCCTCAAGCCGCTGGATTCTTGAAGAATACCGGCGCTGATCTTCCACCTGCAGAAGTTCAGGGATTACTTGCAGCTTGGAAACGCAGCCGTCAAAATAATTCCACCGCATACCTCACATCGACGTTAAGTTATGAGGCGGTTGCGTTTTCACCTAAAGACATGATGTACAACGATGCGATTCAGAATCTTTCTACTCAGATCGCTAGATTGTGCAACGTACCAGCCTATTATCTTTCAGCAGATCAGAACACAACGATGACTTATGCGAACGTTCAAGATGAGCGTAAGCAATTCTTCGCTCTCTCAATCGAGCCCTACATTCAGGCAGTACAGACGCGCCTTAGCATGGATGACATCTCAACCTCTGGCCATGAAGTGCGTTTTGCCGTCTATGACACATTCTTAAAGAGTGACCCAATGGCAGAGCTAGCAGTTATTGAGAAATTACTTGCTCTAGGACTTATCACTACAGAGCAAGCAATGGAAATGACAGACCTAACACCTAACGGCAGCGAAGGACTAAGTTAATGGAAACCCTATACATCGAAGCCTCATCTATCGAGTGCAGCGAAGAACGCCGCGAAATCTCAGGCAAGATTGTGCCACTTGGTACAGGCGAGATCGGTAATACTAATCTCGGCGCTTACAGCTTCGAGGCTGGATCTATCGAGATCGCAGACCCTACAAAGATTAAACTATTAAGCCAGCACGACATGAAGAAGCCGGTCGGTCGCATGATCAGCGCAGAAACTCGCGCAGATGGCATCTATGCAACGTTTAAGTTAAGCCGTAGCACAGGTGGCAATGACGCACTCGTCATGGCTCAAGAAGGTCTAGTCTCTGGCCTGTCAATCGGTGCAGAGATCATCGCATCCAAGCCAAGCCGTAGCGGTCACACCGTAGTAACAGCGGCTAAATTAAAAGAAGTTTCTCTAGTTACTGAGCCAGCCTTTAAGTCTGCTCAGGTGTTAGAGATTGCAGCGGAAGAAGCGCCAGCCGAAGCCGTAGAAGAAACCCTACCTACAGAAAGCGAGACAGTCGTGGAAGACACAACAGTCGAAGCAACACCAGTAGAGGCTGCGGCTGTAGAAGCTGTCCGCCCTACAATTACAGCACGCGCCTACACACAGGATCGCGTTGCACCTATTACATCAGCACAATATCTCGGAGCACAGATCAAGGCTGCAATGGGCGATGACGAAGCTCGTCGTGTAGTTCGCGCCGCCGATGATTCAACATCAACCAACACAGGTCTTACATTGCCTGCGCACCTCAACATGTTCGACACAACTACATTCTCAGGACGTCCTGCATTCGATGCAGTAACACGCTCTGGTGCAGTCCCTCAACTATCATTCACCATCCCTAAGATGGGAACCGCTCCAACTACTGCAGTAACTGCAGAAGGTGCAGCACCATCTGAGACAGGCATGACTTCAACATACGACACAGTCACAGCCGCTAAGTACTCAACACTTAACCGCGTGAGCTTCGAGCTCCTCGACTTCTCAAATCCTGCATTCGAGACATTGCTTATGGACGAAATGCGTAAAGGCTACGAGAAGGCAACAGACAACGCTCTTATCGCTTACTTCACATCTGCAGGTACACAGGCAACTGGCGTAGCAGCAACAGCAGCAGGACTCCAGAGCTTCATCGCTGCACAGGGTCCAGCAGCTTACAAGGCAACAGGCGGTGACTACGCTAACAAGCTAGTAGCCTCGACTGACCAATGGAGCGCAATTCTCGGGTACGCGGACACAACAGGACGCGCACTATTCAATGCCGAATCACCTATGAACGCATCAGGTGGAGCATCTATTAACTCTACAGTCGGCCGCGTACTTGGCGCAGACCTTATCGTTGATCACAACATCGCTGTATCTGGCATCGTTGATGAGTCAGCATTCTTGGTCGCTCCTAACTCAGTCTACGTTTGGGAATCCCCTGTTACAAATCTTCGCCTCAACGTTCTCACAACAGGCGAGATTGAGATCAACATGTACGGCTACCTTGCGATCCACGCTAAGGCAGCAGGAGCAGGCATCCGCCGCTTCAACCTCGCGTAAGCGAACCTAAGTCGCTGGCGGCGTAGTGCCCTTCTACGCCGCCAGTCTTTAGAAAGGATAAGAGCATGGCATTGACCACAATCGCAGAGCTACGCACCGCACTCGGTGTCGGTACGCTCTACGCTGACGCCACGCTTCAAGAAGTCTGTGACGCCGCTGACAACGTACTCTTACCTTTTCTATGGACTAACACGACTTCAATTATTGGCCATAGCAACACAGCCAATACAGGCACGTCATACTTTGATGAGCCAGTTAAAGATGTCTTTTATGTAGGCCAGACGATCAACATAACAGGCTGCGGATCAAAACATAATGGAAACAAAACTCTGACCAATGTCGGAGATGATTCAATTACTTATGCAATTACTGGAAACAATAACGCCGTAACACCTTTTCATCCTATTAACCCTTATGGCGTAGCGGCTGCAGAAACTTACACAGACTACACAACGATCCCGGCAATCCAAGAAGCTGCGCTTATGATCTCAATCGACATCTGGCAGTCACGTCAAGCGCCTTCATCTGGCGGCGTCTCAATCGACGGCTATGCACCTTCTCCTTATCGCATGGGAAATACTCTTCTTGCTCGCGTTCGCGGCTTACTTGCACCTTATCTCGATCCGCGTTCTATGGTGGGCTAATGGCCGCCATCTCAACACTCCGCGCAGGTATCGCAGCAGCACTTACTGATAACACAAAGTATTCAGTCTTCTCATTCCCTCCAGCTACTGTAATTCCTAACGCTGTAATAATTTCACCGTCAGACCCTTATATTTCGCCGTCTAATGGATGGCATGCATCTATCTCGCCCTTGGCGAATTTCACCATCTCAATCATGGTGCCGCTTCTCGATAACGAGGGCAATCTAAACGGAATTGAGGATGACATCGTGCGCGTGTTTAATCTGCTCGCTGCATCTTCATACACCTACAATGTCACAGAAGTTTCAGCTCCGGCTGTACTTAATGCGGCATCAGGTGATTTACTAACCTGCAACATCAACATATCCGTACTTACGAGTTGGAGCTAAACCATGTCCGAATGGGAAAAAGAAAGAGACGCCTTCCTGATCAAGATCGGGCAGGTAGCACCATCAACACCAAAGCCAGTAACTACTAAGAAAGACGAGGAATAATCTCATGGCTGTATTTCTGAATAATGGAGTAGTCGTATCGGTTAATTCCGTCGATCTATCAGACCACGTTACATCTGTAACACTTAACCGCGCATTCGATGAGCTCGAAGTCACCGCAATGGGAGACTCAGGCCATAAGTTTGTCAAGGGACTAGAGGCAGCATCTATCACAATCGACTTCCTCAATGACACAGCAGCAGGCGAAGTTCTAGCAACCCTACAGGCTGCATACGGAACCAACGTAACTGTTACACTCAAGCAGACCTCAGCAGCAGTATCTGCTACTAACCCACTTTACACAATGACATGCCTAGTCAATAACCTCACCGACATTAACGGTGCAGTTGGCGATCTTGGCACTCAGTCTGTAACATGGAACGTATCAGGCACAGTAGTAGTCACAACATCGTAATCTAACTAAACAAAGGGGCAACAGCATGGCAAAGTTAATAGTCACAATGGCAGACAACAGCGTTACCGAAATCGAGATCACACCTCGCTTAGAGTACGCGTTTGAGCTATATGCTAAAAAGGGATTTCACAAAGCGTTCCGCGATGATGAAAAGCAGTCAGATGTCTATTGGCTAGCATGGGAAGGCCTTCGACTTAGTGGAGTCACAGTCAAGCCATTCGGCCCAGACTTTCTCGAAACTCTTAAGAGTGTAGAGGTTGCAGAGTCTGACCCTTTGGCCTAGGCAGGGATAGCATCCACTATCTCATCGCTCGCTTGAGCATTGAGACGGCTATCCCTCCACAATACTTAATAGATTTAGATTCTTCGATGCTACAGATGATTCTGAAGGCGTTGAAAGACCGAGCGAAGGAGCAGAGCGATGCCTACAGAAGTAAGCGGCGCACTTGAACTACGCAAGGCACTTAGAAAAGTCGAGCCTGCTCTGGCTAAAGAAACCGAGAAAGAGATTAGAAACCTTCTCAAGGTAATAGCAGTCAAGGCTAGAGGTTTCGTCCCTAGCGACACTCCTCTATCTGGATGGGGTAAAGCTGTAGGCGTCTGGGAAAACCGCGTCTTTAGTTCTAGCGATATCAAGCGCGGCATCGGATACAGCACAGCACCATCTAAACCTAATAAGCGCGGATTCAGATCCATCGCTACAATCTTTAATAAAAGCGCAGCAGGATCTATCTACGAAACTGCCGGACGTCTTTCAGGACCAGAAGGTAGAGCACAAGCTCCACTAGTGGATGTCTATGAGAATGCTGGCACGCGTTCTGCACGCAAGGCTGGATATCAGAAGCGCAGTAGCGATAAGACTAAGAGCCAATCCGCTAACCCTTATGCAGGCCGTCAATTCATCGAGGCATTGCCGCCGTTAGTAGATAGCCAGCAGTCAGGCGTGGCAGGTCGTCGAACCCGTAAGACTAAAGGTCGCCTGCTATTTAGAGCATGGGCCGAGGATCAAGGCAAGACTAATGCCGCCGTGCTCAAGGCTATAGAAAAGTCAATGACCACAGCCCTAAGAGTTACTAAGGGCGTTAATAGAGATTATAGAGGTCGCTAATGTCAGCTAATTCAAGTCTAGCAATTCGCATTGCAGCGATCTTTGATAATAAAGGGTTAAAGCAAGCAGGCAAAGAGGTCAAGGGTTTACAATCCGCTGTAAAGAAGTTAGCAGGCGCAGCAGGCATCGGATTATCAACAGCCGCCGTTATTAACTTCGGTAAGCAAGCGGCTAAGGCTTTTATTGCAGATCAAAAAGCTGCTAGTCAATTAGCGCAATCGGTAAAAAACCTAGGTTTAGCCTTCGAGACTCCTCGCATTGAAGAATTTATTAGCCAGTTATCTAGAGCCTCTGGCGTTACAGATGATCAGCTTCGCCCAGCGATGCAGAAGTTATTACAGACTACTGGCTCGGTTGCTAAGTCCACGGAATTACTTACTCAAGCCCTAGACATCTCAAGAGGCTCTGGCGTTGATTACGAAACCGTAGTTAATGATTTAAGTCTTGCATACGTCGGCCAGACTCGCGGACTTAAAAAGTATTCTTTAGGGCTATCTCAAGCCGAGCTCAAGACGATGAGTTTTGCAGATGTACAGGCTAAACTTACTAAACAATTTACAGGATCTAATGCTGCGTTTCTTGAAACTTATGCAGGCAAGATGCAGCTTCTTTCAACAGCAGCAGGCGAAGCAACAGAGACAATTGGTAAGGGTTTAGTCGAAGGTCTTTCAATTTTGGCTGGAGAAGGCAACACAGTCCAAC